AACTCTAAGCATAACAGCAGGGGATGCAATCTGTCAGGGTATCATAATGCCATACTTTACAGTTGAAGGAGATAATGTTGATGATGTTCGAACAGGTGGGTTCGGTAGCACAAGTGAACATTGATATTGAAAAAGATATCTATGACTTTTGTAACCAGATAAAGTCAACCTCTTCCACAAATGAGAAGAAAGCTATAATTGCTAAATATCAAGGTAACAAAGGTGTTGAAGAGTTTCTTAAATTCCTTTTTGACAAAACAATTGTTACGGGAATTAGTAAACAGAAAATGCATAAAGTATTGAGTGGTTCGGTTGAACTGCCACATGAACATAAATGTAAATCAATACTTGAAATTATTGAATATTTGAAAGAGCACAATACAGGAACTGATGTTGATATCAATGTATGTCAGGATTATATTAGTTTAGTTTATTGTAATGCACTGTTCAGACCTGGTTTCATTTCTGAAGAATTAGCACTTGAATATAAAGATATGCTTGAAAAGATTATTACCAAGTCACTAAGGTTAGGTATTGATACTAAACTTGTTAACAATGCTATTCCCGGACTGATTAAAGTGCATGAAGTGCAGCAAGCAAATGCACTTAAAAATGTCAAGTTAAAAGATAACGAATGGATTTGTTTGTCCGAAAAGTTAAACGGTAATCGTGCAACTTACATTGATGGAAAGTTGATTAGTAGGCAAGGAAAAGAGTTTACAAATGTTGACCATATAATCAAAGATTTGAATCGTCTCAGAAGTAACTTTGATGTCAATATGGTCTTTGATGGTGAGATTATACGAAAGAATGTTGACAACCTAAGTGATAATGAAAACTTTCGTATTGGTACAGGACTACTAACATCAGACGCAGAGGACAAGACCGCTTTATCTTTTGTAATCTTCGATTTGCTGCCTTGCAGTGAGTTTAAAAATGGTCAAAGTAAACTAACCTATAAGGATAGAATGAGCCAAATGTGCCAAGTTTGTGAGTGGATTTCAAACGGGGCATATAATCATATTGGTGTTGTAGATTTTCTGTACGAAGGAAATGACCATTCAATGATTGAAACTTGTCTTGCAGAAATGGATTCTCAGGGCAAAGAGGGTTGTATGCTTGCACGTGATGTTCCTTATTATTGTAAACGACATAACGGTTTACTTAAGGTAAAAACTTTCTACACAATGGACCTTGAGGTTGTGGGATTTGAAGAAGGCAAAGGTAGACTTGAAGGTACTTTGGGTGCATTGATTGTTAAGTACAAGGACAATCTTGTTGGTGTTGGTGGTTTCACAGATGTAATGAAGGACGAAATATGGAATAATAGAGATAAGTATCTTGGACGTATTGCAGAAGTAAAATACAAAGAAATTACTCATGATAAAGTGACAGGAAAAGAAAGTTTACAATTCCCCACATTTGTACAATTTAGAGAAGAAGGAAAACAAGTTAGTTACGATTAATAGTTGAATATTTTTTCCATATACTATATAATAAAATAAAAAAGTAAAGGAGCATAACAATGACTGTTAGTAAATTAAGAGAAATTCTTGCAATCATTGACCCCGACACAGAAGTAAAGATTAAAATTGACACTTGGGACATGAGAGATAAGGATTGTTTTGTTGCAAGTGTTAGTATGAGTACAAATGAGAATGGAGAACTTGTTGCGACATTACATCATGGCGTACATGAAAAAGTAGAAGATGACGAGTAATATATTTATTCCAAAAAGATTAAAAGTTGGTTTCAATGAAAGGTCTGATACTTATTCAAAGAAACTTGCTTATGTTATCTACTGGGACGATAAAGGAAAACTTCGTAAACAAGATTCGTGGGAACATTGGAGAGACAAGAATATTGAACCTGAAGAATATGATAATACACCAACTGAAGGTTTTGTACTAAACAAAAATGTTGGTGGTTATGCATATCATTGGGATGCAAGAAAGTCCTATATTCGTATCTATGACCCAAGAGGATTTGAATTTGAAATCACTCTTCCAAATCTTCTATACATACTTGAAAATACAAACAGCGTAAAAGGTAAGGGCCTCGAAGGAGAATTTGTTTACGGTTGGGATGGCAAAGATTTATTACTGGTTCCTGTTTGTGCTCCAGAATATCAAGCGATGGAAAAGAGAACTAATCTATTATTCCACGGCGAGTATATTAAAGGTAAAGATTTAAAGGTTGGTTATACATATACAAATGCCAATGGAGGGCGATATGTGTATCTTGGAAAGCATGACCTGTGGAGCCTACATTATAGTGATTTCAATGAGAATGACACATATCGGATAAATCAATTTTGTACAGAAAATCCTGATTATACTTTGAATACCGCTGTTCCCTATGTAGAATACGTAAAACCTTACAGTAAAGGTAAAAGGTTCTGGTTCTTTGAATTAGCAACAGGATTAACGATTAACTATTCTTCAGTGACGAAACGATTTTATTCCGTTGAAGAGCACCCACACAAAGACTATCATATCTTTGAAGACCATATATCACATGATAGTGAGTGGTCGCCCATTGATTACACAAAAACCGAATATCATACAGTTACTTTTGATGAGCTTAAAGAGCATATACAGCCATATATTGATAGATGTACATATGTTGAAACAACTACTTATCTATCACTTAATTCAAAAGGTGTACTTGAAAAAGTATTTGTTAGATGTGTAAAAAATAAGGAATTAAACAAAGTTGTGTTGTACGCATCTTCAAATCGTGATAATAGGTATTGGGGTTATTCTGCAAACGAAGCTCATCGAGTATCTTCACTTGAGGAAATGTTTAATAAATTTAAGCCAGTTAAAGTTGTGCAATATTTAGAGAATGGCAATGAATATAGATGGAGAGGAGCTTACATACGTGGCTACACAGAATGATGCACTCATCATGGTGCTAAAAACAAGATTGAAAAGAAAAAAAGAAAAACTTGGTTCAAAAATAAAGTTTGAACCCAAAACCACTTGTATTATTGAGTTATTTGGCGAGAAAGTTAATATCCATACACTTAGAATTGGAACCATTGAACCATACCTATTGTTACTAAAGTCGATGGTTGATGCGTGTGATTTTTCACCCGTCAGTGCTACCTCTTGTGTCATGGCAGGATTTACACTAGAAGATTGGTATAATGATTTTGTGTCCAAATACAACTCACTCAAATACGCCGATGATGCTGCTGAGTTAGCTAAGCTTGAGAAAAAGTTAGATGTTATGTTATCTAATGATAAAAAGATTGAACTTGAAATTGAGGAAATTTCAAAGTTACTTGGTGACTGATGATGTCAAATGAGTATAAAGATTGGATAGCAGAATTTACTCCCGTTCAAAGACGTAATCTGGAGTTATGTTCAAAATATCCAATTCTATGCATTCGTTCACGAAAAGATGGAAAAGTCTCAGATGAATACGATTATTCGATGACTGAATTTGATGACATTCCTCCGGGTTGGAGAAGTGCATTTGGTAAAGAATGGGCACAAGAAATTCAGGAAGCAATAAATGAGCTTCCTGAAGACATTCGTGAACAAGTGTATATAACACAGTTAAAAGAAAAATATGGATGTTTTCGACAATATTTCAGTCATTATACCGATAAGTTAAGAGAAGTTATCCGCAAGTATGAAGCTAAATCTGAACGAATATGCATACATTGTGGTAAACCTGCTACAAAAATTTCAACAGGTTGGATTAGCCCTTGGTGTGATGATTGTGCGAATGTAATACATGATACTTGCGTTGATATTGATGAATATTTTAAGGAGATTAAATCTGATGATTAACATTTTAGAATTGTTGTGGATTGTTCCTTTATGTTTGTTCGTCGGCTTTCTTGGTTCTTCTTTTATACTTGGGGCAACTAAAGGAAATAAAGAATATGAGGCATATCAAAATGGTTATACAAATGGTTTCAATGACGCACTTGCCAAGATGAATAAGAAGGTGCCGACAGAATGATTTTTGGTTATTTTGAGACGCTTGAGGAATTGTATGACCGAGGACTTGACTCTGACTTCAATATGTTTGAGGACAAAACAGGTGGATTTATATATCTAATACATATCTCAGGTCAGATTGAAATGATTTTTATTGAAGATTGTGATGATTTAAGTCAGTACTTTACATATAAATTGTCACATATAGAAGAAAACCCTTCCGAAATGACACTACGAATTTATGTTGAGGAGCAAGAAAATCATGAATAATATTGACGGATTAATCAATGATGGTGGTGACCGCATTTCCTATGGTGACGGAAATGCTATAAGAGAGCCATCTACAGGAAAAGGAAGATATGACCTTATATCACCATTTGGTATTGATAGAATTGCCAAATGGTACGAACTAGGTGCAAAGAAGTATGCAGACCGAAATTGGGAAAAAGGTATGCCATTTTCCCGTTATGTGGACTCTGCAAAAAGACATCTTAATAAGTATGTAATGGGTATGGAAGATGAAGACCACCTTGCTGCTGCT